TCCTTAACAGACCATGAGTTGTATTCGCGTAAAGCTGCTTCAGATAATGGCTTAACAGTTATCACTGCTGGCTCAATAACTACCTTGTCTTCCAAGACACGTTCAACATACTGTTCATGTCTATTAGGCTTCAAGGCATCAAAGCTATATGCAATCTTAGGTACGAATACAATGCTCATTACTCCTCCTCCATTTCCATAACTTCTTTAACTAATTCATTGCGTCTAATAGCAATACGTAGTGCAATGTCTTCTTTACCTGCCATCTTATTACAGAATGAGTGAGAGTTACCTAGCAACTCACCACACCTAATATGTGATATGCCTTTGGCTCTCAACTCAATAAACTGTATAAGCTGTAGCTTAGTGAAAGGAATAGAAGGCCTTCCTATCTTCTTACCTTCACCTTTAGGTACAAACTTGGATTTAGCCGGCTTAAGTGCTGGAGGTATGACTGGTTTAAATACAATACTCATGGCATTACTCCTTAAATAATAGCGTTAAGTAGGAACTTTGCTAAAAGTACGCCTATAACAGCTCCAGTTAATGACACAAAGAACATACCTGTAAGAGTAGGTGGCTTATCTGTCTCAACAACAATTGGCTTAGTTACCTTACTAGGTGTACCTGCAGCCGTAGTAGGCCTATCATGACCATACCGAGTCTTTAATTTACTAATACGAACACCTACAGCAATAGGTGTACGCCCAATAGACTCTGCAATTGCTTCATTAGAGCAACCTGCTAAGTAGCTATCCCATACAAAGTCATTGTCTTTTACTGACCACTGCTTTCTTTCATTACTCATTCGTCTGCTCCTTGTCCGCTCAGGTATCGCATTGCCCAATCGGATTTAATATTAGAATTGTTAATTGACCTACGTACCTTACCTAACTGTTCTTCTAGATCAGCTTTCTGCCTCTCCAACTTACAGCGGTAACCGTACTGTTCTTGGATCACTGTTACTAACTCAGCATCCGACCTATACTTTAGATCAGACATCGTCATCATCCTCCATGTTAATAACACCTTCAGTGGTGATAGACATAATCTTACTACCACATACACCATAGGCAGCAACCCACAATGGAGTATTACCTGTCATGTAGAAGTCACCACCCTTGTACCCATGGAACACTTTACCCATAGCATCTTTACATTGGGTCAGTAACTCGAAAACTGTCTTAGATGAGTCATATGGCTCAAATGCTAGATCAGAGTAGTAACCACGATAACTATCTAGGTCACCCAACCCCTCAATCAACATATCTCCCGGCAACTCTTTTAGTGCCTCAATCATGTCACCTAAGGTCATCTGGCTCTCCGAACGCTTCAATGCCTCTTCTGCCATTATTCCATCAATTAAATGTTGTAAGTTCATTATTTCATACTCCTTGTATCCCAGTTCTCAATGATAGTACTACCACTTATACCCTGCTTGACCCTATCTTTAGGACGAGTGTCTTCCCCAACAGGCTCATACAGATGTTTAGTACATGCAATACCAAATACTTGACCATCTTGATGGATACCTTTAACAACAGGTAACCCCTTCTGACAACCATCACAGCTATTAGTCATTTGGACTCCCTTGCTTCATCCATCTCAGCACGTACCTTAAGTAATAACTCCTCCAACTCCTCAGGAGAGTTTACAACTTCAAATCGTGCATTCTCTTGAGAAGCACTCTCACTCTTTATATAGTGCATAAACAGCATGTGTGCTCGGTTAACACTACTCAATGTGACAACCACTAACAGATTGACTACACCGAAGAATACACACGTAAGTATAAATAATAGGTTTGGATCAATAGACCCTCCCCCTGATATATGTACTGACACTGATGCCATTACAATAACTGGCAGCACTATTAATGCCTTGGTTACATTAGTTAACATATACGTTCACCTCATAGTTTTATAAAAAAAGACTCCAATTAAGGAGTCGTAGGGTTTGAAATGGACAATTACTAGTAAAATTACTAGTCTTTGAAATGGATGATTTAGTTCACCAAAGGGCACGGAGTGCCCTCCCTAATCTATGATAGTGCGTACTCTGATTTACGGATCAATGATGCTAGATCATCAGAATCCTTTGTTATGGATATATTTTGACCAGTTACATCCTTTACAAATATCTCCATAGCATTCATCTCAGACAAGGTAGCAAGTATCTCTCGATAATTCCTACGTACCGTATTCATATGGTTCGGTGATGCCCAGAATGAGTCATGAATGTGAGCTATTTGGATCCCCTGCTTATTGCCCATACGAATCATCATACGTGCTACCCACCCATCTAAACTATGAATGAAGTTAGGACATAATGGAGTGTACTTACCACTAGGCTGGTTATTAGTATGACGGTACGTAAAGGTAGTATGATCAAGCTCATCTACCTCAATACGAGTATCAATAGCCTCAGTAACTCGTACCTTAGCTATGTGACCATCTGGAGTACTCCACTTATGGAACAGTGCACCTGCATCCCAACAATCGTTGATTAATTCCTTCACATCTTCTGCACCACTAAAGGATGAGAACAGTACCTTATCGAAAGCATCCTTCTGAGCTTGTGTAAGCGTCTCCTGGACACTCTTGTTGTAATAGTGCGTCATTATAGGCTTCTTAACATCACCTCTCACAACAGCATCTGTTGGATCTAACAGCATGTTCATGCCATCAGCTACCTTAGTGTATACGTCTTCCCTGTTACCCGTATCAATAAGGTTAACCGCAGCTGCAGTCTTCTTACATCCTGACAGGCATGCCATCACCTGTAGACCAGACGCAGTAGCATCTAATGACATTACATATCCTGTGGGAATACCCTTCAATGCATCTTTATGTGCATTAAGAGCCTTCACAAACAAGAACTTGTTATCTGCTTCAGGCGCCATGTCGTACAAGTCCTTCTCATTACAATCAAACCAGAATATCCTCTGCTGCCAAGTAAGCTTGTCCATACCAAACTCATTAGCTGCTGCTATCTTGATGTACTCTAAACCTGTAAACGTTTCCATAGTGTTCCCCTAGTTAATGTTTAGTTCATCTAACTTATTTGCCAGCTCTCTAAGTAGCCAACTATGTAGCTCATAAATACCTGACTCAAACACATAGTAGTCACCATGGTTATCTATAGTGCCTATGTGCCCTGAGCCCATATACACTTCAATCTCATTAGGATTTACCACACGATACGTCAATTCATTCATAGTGTTATAACCTCTTGTTTTGTAAAGGATAATAGGGCTTTCTTATAGTCAGATGACTGAAAGTTTATGTGGTAACCTGATGAGTAAGACCTACCTCGCTTATCAAACTTCCACATGAAGTAGAATGGTATGTTCGTATACTCATGATACACACGCTTACTGGTTATACTCATGATCTTAAACTGAAGAGCTTTCTTAGGGGTATCCAGCTCCTTATTAGGTTGCTCTTTCATAGCCATAATCATGGGATCTAGCGTCCACTCAATAGACTGCAGTATGTTCAAACAGTCCAAAGACTGACTATGGTTGTGATGGTTCTCCTTACCAAGAATACAGCTCTCTTCCTGAGTATGAAGACCGCCACCTTTGTTCATAGTCCACATCTTAGGCTTCAATACCAATGGTGGTACATACATGAACTCCTCGATCTTACTCAACACCTCAGTACTAGGTATTAGGTATGGCTCAATCGCTAGCGTCCCTGTAGGGTTCTCTGAGTAGTCATGAGCTAACAACTCATACAACTTACCCTCACATACTGCGATGATCTCAGCAGCTGTTTTGACCCCATCTAAGAGCTTTTCAGCCAGTAGAGGAGCAAGTGAACCGCACAATCCTTGAATAGGAGTGATTTCACCATTACACCGCATGATAGATGCAGCTAAATGGTAAGCAATGTCTAAAGATTCTACCCGTATCTCCTTAATACGTAGGTTCTTAGACTCATAGCTATACTGTTGATTCTTATACGTTTCTATTGCAAATACTAACCCTACAATACTCTCTAAATCTGTGTCATCTTTTAACGATGACATTAGACCTCTACGTGAGTATGTAGTCTCCAACAATTCTTGCTTGTTCATAAGTATTCCTTGGTTAGAATGGCATATAAGGTATAACTTTCTGGACTATCTGAGTGGCTACTTCCCTATGGATCACATATGTATCAGACCTAGTGCCCCATACAACCTTCAAATGTTCCATCTTGTAGTAGTCAGCAGCATGTTGCTCACATATGTTGTCACAACTCTGCATAAACCCGCTTATCTCCTCAATATAGTGAGGCTTAAACAGGTTAATCTTAGTCACCAGCTTCTTACATTCACAAGTGTGTTCACATACCATGACAACTCCTTACATATAGTCAGTTAGGTCAACATCCCTTGAATGTAGGTAAGTCTTGATCAACTCATCTGCAAACTCCTGGTCAATACTTCCAGAGTCTAGGTCAGCTATCAATTTGATTGCTAATGCAGTGTAAAACCCGTATTCGGTTATTGCCCATGGCTCTATATCAAATATATAGTCACTAAAACGGTTCAGGAACTCTATTGTGCTCATTGTAATTCTCCACTCTTATTTTAATTTCTCTAGCTACAAACATACACACCCTGTAACTACACATAGTCTTCCCGAAAGTCAGCAATAGCGTGACTCTCTTAGCTGTAATACATCTATCACAACTACATTGGTGATATTTGCTAGGTACAAGTCTTGATATAAATACCTTGTTAGGCATTGCCATAAACATCTTAAATTCTATCTCCTTGCATACATCCATGAGACCTCCTGTAACTATCTCTAAGACAATATAAGACTTACCATACACAATGTGCAGAGTAAGCCTTTAAACATCATACAGAGCCTTCTAGCGCCTCTGACTTGCTTCTAATCAACTTGTAAGGAGATACAAACGTAAATATACGGTTATACTCCTCATTGTCACACTCAGATGGATGAAAATGCTCTTCAGCCAACGTGGATACATCAATAAATTCAAACATAACTATTCCCCAATGTTATATGAACAACCATTCTCTTGACGGGTGATATCCTTACGTGGAATACCATTGCCAACTAGGTCAGCAATACACTCATTCTGAATGTCATACTGGTCTTGATACTGAACAAATGAGTTAACTCCCTTGTCCATCAATATTGATAAACTAAATAAAACTACAGTCGAAACAATCACTGCACATGTTATTAATAACACCATGTTTATAGTATTATTATTATTACCAATACTCGCACTACGCTCTAATTTTCTACGCATTTCCTACTCCACTTATATTAATTTAAAGGGAGACCACATAACGTGATCCCCCCTTGGTATTACTAGTCACCGAATACATCATCTTCAGTGAACGGAGAGTTATAGAACAACTCTTCAGTACTAAACTTAGCAATGAATGCAGCTTTACCAGCTGGGTTACCATTCACCCAAGCAAGGTTAATCTTCTTGCCTTTAGCGTTAACTCGAAAGACCACTGTACCCTTAGGTAAAGTTTCCATCTGAAGCACTGCCTCACGCTCTTTAAAGTACTGACCATCAACATTATCCCAATGTGCTTGGATCGAACTATGTAAGTTCAAGATTCCACACTGGTTACCTTCGGAATCATATACGAATACACCAGGTGCATTGTTGTATACGATAGGAGTTACTGTTGCTTTTACTGAGGTATTTGCTTTCATAATATGTTCCGTATTAATAAAGAATTAAGACACGAAGTTGTGTCATTTATATAAGAAGAAAGGTTCGCTTGACCTAACTGTTAGTTAAGTACTCTTGCCCTATCTTCATACATAGAGTAAGAAGGGTTAGTATGTGTGAGGGTTTGATTTGAGTGAGGATGGTGGTTGTGGTTAGTATTAGAGTGGGTGTGAAATGTAGGAGGAGAGAGGTAGAGTAAGATATATGGAAGTTTATAAGAGGTAAACCTAATTAAACCAGTGGTATAGCCCGTAGCCAGTAGCTTTCCTTGCCCTATCTTGTTGGTTGTTTGGTGTGATTTGTTGGTGTGATTTCTTAGCTTGTGGTAAAAATATACCCCACCCGTTAGGGTGAGGATTAGGCTTAGGCCTTGGCTTCGTCTGATGCTAGGCGTAGTGCTTTGCGATGAGCGAATAGGTCTGCTAGTGTCATGTCAGCGTCTGCTAGAGCTTCGTTGACCATGTTGGTTGATGCTACTTCCATAGCGATGGCACCGTTAGCTAGTGAGATCATAGCTGAGTCGGTGAAGAGTGCTGCGTGATTCACTTGTGATGCGATGAATGCTGTTGTACGTGCTACTTGCTTGAACATATGTAATTCCTTAAGGTTAATTTAATTGTGGTTGGTACCGTTCATTGAATAAGAAAGCTTTTGCTGTTGGTGTGAAAGGCTTAACGTCCCTTGGTAGTCTTATAGGGGGGGGGTCTTTGTTTGTTCTAGTCTCTGCTTCTTAAGTACTGTGTCAGCCTCAACATATAATATTTCTGAAAATACCTATATTAGTTTTTCTGTATATACGGGGTACTTGTAAAGAGAGACGTACTTATGTACTATCCTCTTATACTACTCCTGTTAAGGATATATAGGTGAGTAAGGCGAAGCGAAGCGAGAGCCTTACGAACCGTGTATTGTATTAATGATCTGTTATATGTAGACTATGACTCTATTATAAATATTATAGCGGTTATTGTTATGGATCAAGCACTAGAGGTTAGAGAGGAGTTCCTAAGTAAGGAAGAGTTTGTTATGGCTCTACCTAAGGGATTCAAGAATAAAGTAAGTGACGAGCTAATGTCCTCTATCAATGGGGTGTTACAAGATCAAGGTACTAGAGACCAGCTTAGAGAGAACCTGATAGGTTATGGTAGTGTGTTGGCTCAGGGTCGTTATAAGATGGACGACTATGTGGCTGCAGTTAAGTATGTGAGCCATAAGGTACTAGGGTCTAGTAATCTGGAGGCATATGTAAAGACCTTCCCAGAGCGTTATAAGAGGCTTCTAGATGATGGTGTAGATAACCATCGTATTAGTGCGTATTCTTCTGCATATAATAAGAACCAGTTGGTTAATAAGATCCTTGAGCAGTCCCTTGTGCCTTCATATTTGTTGAATGCTGATGTGTTCCAGAGGGCGTTGAATGTTCAGGCTGATTTGATGACAGATCCAGGTGTTAGTCATAAGGTGCGGAGTGATGCTGCTAATAGTCTTTTGACCCATCTTAAGAGGCCTGAGAGCATGAAGATAGAGTTAGAAGTGGGGGTAAAAGAGGATCAGTCTATAAATGAGTTGAGGGCTGCTACAATGGCCTTGGCTGCTAATCAGAGGGACATGATTAAGTCTGGTATGATGAATGCGAAAGATGTTGCCCATAGTAAAATAATCGAAGGTGAGGTGGTATAGAGATGGAAGGTGTATCTGGGTTACAAGGTGTTTTGACTGATCTGTTTGGTCAGTATATGTCTGGTGATATGAAGTATGAAGAGTATGCTGCTAATGTGCAGATGATTCAGCAAGGTGATCCAGATATGTTCCAGCAGGTTCAAGATGTAAATACTGCTCAAAAGGGTAAGATGCTGGATAGCTTACAGTTTGATACTGATGGTTATGGTATGGACAATTGGAGTGATGCTGGTCTTAGAAATATCAAATCTGGTAACTTAGACGTACCCTTTGGAATTGAGGGAAATGATAGCTTTTTGCCTATAGGTGAAGAGGTGTTGGGTGCGGCTGGAAGCGATGGTAGGGTGTTTATGTCGGGTAGGGCTGTGGCTGGTAATGATAGGCCTCTTCCTGAAGTGCTGAGGCATGAAGGTAGTCATAGTGTTTTTAATTTTCCTGACATAGGAAGGAGCGCTGAGGAGGGTCTGGTTAGGCAGCGTGATAATCAATATTCACAAATAAATAATACGGCGCAATCTTCTATACCTCAAATGACAGAGGTGCAAGCCAATCAACTTGATTACATAAATTCCAATGTTAATAATCGCCAAATTAACGAGCCATTAAAAATAAAAACCCCGGTGGAAGATGATGGCTCTATGTGGAACCAATTTACCAGCATGTTTTAATAAGATTGACGGGGAAACCTTTAATCATAGTAATATAATGTTCAATTTTAACACTATTGACGATTTTATAATAAATATAAAAAATTTTGTAATAATAATTAAATATATCTCATCTTATGTGATTATTAATTGTAATAATAATGATGAGTTTAATAATCTATTAAATAAGATGGAAACAGCTTACTCTGTTTTTATTTATAAGCAGGAATGTCTATGTCAGAATTAATTAAACCAAAATCGGTGGAAGATTATTTAAATGAAATATCTTACATCGTGGATCCAAACTATGTTCCAAGTGACTTCGCTCTAGAATTTATAAACTTTATTAAATTAGTAGAGGGTGGTGATCCAGAGAATAAATCACCAGTAGTTCACTTCCATATGGTAGATAATTTTGTCTCAGATGACGACGATTTAGATGTTATTAACATGTGTCACCGTGGTATTGCCAAATCAACTCTCAAAGAGTATCTGATATTATATTTAGGTGTGTTTAATGAGTTACCTTCCTTCGGTGCAGTACCGTATGCCCTATACGTGTCTGACAGTGTAGAGAACGGTGTTAAGAAGATGCGTAAGAGTTTGGAATACAGGTGGCAGAACTCTGATTTCCTACAAACATACATACCTGAGATTAGATTCACTGATGTTCGATGGGAATTTAAGAATAAGCAGGGTAATTCCTTCGTAGTAAGTGGATACGGTGCTAAAACAGGTGTACGTGGTACTCGTGAGAATGGTAGCCGTCCTGTTTTGGCCCTATTAGATGATTTGATTAGCGACTCTGATGCTCGATCTACTACAGTTATCGCTGACGTAGAGGATACGGTATATAAGGCCATTGATTACGCATTACATCCAACTAAGCGTAAGATCATATGGTCAGGTACTCCGTTTAACTCAAGAGATCCATTATACAAAGCTGTTGAGTCTGGTGCCTGGAAAGTCAACGTATACCCGGTGTGTGAGACATTCCCATGTACTAAAGAAGAGTTCCGTGGATCATGGGAAGACAGATTTAACTTCGATTACGTTACCAAGCAGTACAATAAGGCAGTTAAAACAGGTATGATATCCGCCTTCAACCAGGAGCTAATGTTACGCATCATGTCAGATGAAGATAGATTGGTTCAAGATGGAGATATAGTTTGGTATGAACGTAATGTGCTTCTTAAAAATAAAGGAGCTTATAACTTTTATATCACCACTGACTTCGCTACAAGTGAGAAGACAAGTGCTGACTACAGTGTTATATCTGTCTGGGCACACAACAGCAACGGTGATTGGTTGTGGGTAGATGGTGTATGCAAGCGTCAGCTTATGGATCAAAACATTGATGACCTGTTCCGTTTGGCTCAGATGTATAAAACGAACTTACAGCAGGTAGGTATCGAAGTATCTGGACAGCAGGGCGGATTTATCCAATGGATACAACGTGAGATGGGTATTCGTAATAACTACTTCACTCTTGCATCTGAGAGTAATAACAACAAGGCAGGTATACGACCTACGACCAACAAGATGCAACGATTCAATATTGTGTTACCTTGGTTCAAGTCTAAGAAGATCTGGTTTCCTGAAGAGATGAAGCATGATCCGATCATATTGGAAGCTATCGAGGAGCTCTCATTAGCCGCAGCAGCAGGCTTTAAGAGTAAGCACGATGACTTCATTGATACTATTTCAATGCTTGGCTCGCTCAATCCTTGGAGGCCTAGTGAGGACGTGTCAACTACCATTAATGACAGGAACTCTGTATTATGGGACGATGACGATGAAGACGATTCCTCACACTACGATTCATACATTGTATAGAGATACAGAATGACTACAGCAGCAGAGTATGCAGAATTAGCAGCAATTGAAGCAAACAGTGCACAAACTGCAGCTGTTGATGTACAGAATCAGGTAGCTGTAGCTGAGTCATCAGCTAATCTGGCAACTACCCACGCTAATACTATTGGATCAAGTATTGCTGATGCAACAGCAGCGAATGATACTGCAGCTCTCCAGGCTATAGCGTCTAAGAACTACCGAGACTTGGCAGCATTGTGGGCTAACGCAGACCCCAATGTACTTGTGGAAGGATCACTATTCTCTGCACGACATCATGCAGCATCTACACTCTCCATTCTAACGGCAATGCAGACCAATCTAGATATACACACTGATGGGTATGTGGTTAATAAGAGCGCCACAGATGACGCAATAGCGTTTCTAACATACCGTCTAGATCATGGTCTATTAGCCTTTGATGATACCGATGTAAATGCCTCCATAGTTGCAGGGGATCTAGCCAACTCCAACGCACTCGCGGATAAGCTGAGTGTAGCACTCTACAATACAGACGCCTTGGATTTAGCTGGGTTTGCCAAATCTAACCAGATATCCCTTGATAATAAAATATCTGAGTACTTAGACGAAGCTGGCCAGTTGGCACTACAAGCAATGTTATCGGGGGCTGAAAATGCTACCCGCTTAAGTTATGCAGGTGTGGTAGTAGATCCAGCAGATGGGACAATTACTAATGCTGCCGGCTCTGCGGTGGCTACGGAATATGGTGTACGTATGGCCTCAGTAGAAGAGGTCATAGATGGTCAAGGTAAATACACTCTTGCTGTTGAACAACAACTTGGTGAGAATATTGCTGCAGTACAGTTGGGTATAGATACAGATATCTCTCCTCTGCTTGGTACAGTGGCAGCTAATTACTCAGTCAAGTCTGACGCTAATGGACATATTGCAGGTTTTGGACTACTAAATACGGCTAGTACTGATGTTACTGGTTCTAGTTTTAGTGAATTTGTAGTGGCAGCTGATAACTTCAGTGTTGGTGGCTCCCATACAGATGCTGGAGGAAATCTAGTAGTAGATGAGACTGTACCGTTCCGTGTAGTAACTGGAGCAGGCATGTGTGTGTCGAATGTCGGAGTGCGCTCTGGTAACGTAACACAAGCAGCATGTAATGCAGTATCTGGTAGTACTTGGATCGCCCCAGGTACCTGGATGGATAATGTTTACATGGAAGCCGCCAACATCTCAGGTATGTTAACCATAGGTGGTGAGGTAGAGGTTGCGATAAGTGCTGCAGAAGATAGGCTACAGACACAAATAGATGGGAGCATTACAACCTGGTTCCTAGCTAGTGCGCCTACAACAGGTGCAGGGAGTGCGCCGTATAACACATGGACTACTGCTGAAGCTAAGAATCAGCATCTCGGTGACCTATACTATGACACCACATCTGGCTTTGCCTACAGATTCGCCTATGAAGATATAGCTGACAGTCCAGACGCCGGAGTAATTTACTCTTGGATCAAGATAGTGGATACCGATGTTACTGCAGCTCTGCAGGCAGCAAGTGACGCTCAAGCATCAGCTGACGGTAAAATTCGACTATTTGTATCAACACCTACAGTTCCGTATGACATTGGAGATCTTTGGGATACCGGCTCCGGAATTAAGAGGGCTACTACAGATGTAGCAACAGGCTCCGCCTATAGTTCAAGCCATTGGTTATTGATAACTGATGCGGAAGGTAGTGCTGCGATTGCTGCTGGAACAGCCCTATGGAACGGTGTTTCAGGAACGGGTAGGCCAGCTGATGATGCTACAGTAGGGGCTACGTGGGGCACCGACCTTATAGGTAAACCATCGGATTCCAGATTGTTCTCTAATCTACTAAAGGTAGAAGACTGGGTAATAGGCACCACTGGATCTCAAGGAAGCTTCTCTCAAAATGGTCAGACATCTGAGAATAAGATATCACTATTAATTGGCCCTAATGAGGAGACTCAGCCAGTATGGGAAGGCACTAATGATGGTGTTAATGATGCGGACGCTGGATGGAATCACTCAAACATTCCAATAGATCATGCAAAATCGTATAGGTCTATTGTGTGGATGATGCAGAATAGTTCGGATGGTTCGATGTACCATGGGTGTGGTGGTGGTAGCACCAACAACCTATCAGGAACTGCAAACGGTAATCCTTATTTCTGGTTTGGTGATCTACCTGTGACTGACAGGTGGTACATGGGCGTGGGAATTATCCATGGATCTGGATATGGAACAACCGATACAGGGGTCTCTGGTATCTACGACCCTATGACTGGCAGTAAAGTCATTAGTGCAATTGACTATAAGAATAAAGTAGGGGCTTCAACACAGGTACATCGGTCTTTCCACTACTATGGTACAACTGTGGGTAGTAAAGCGTACTTTGCACGTCCAAGATTTGAACTAATAGACGGTAGTGAGCCATCGCTTGCATCACTATTAGGCGGAAATGCTATATTAAACTCTGTTATAACAGATAATATATACTCGGCTAATACCACCACAATAAACGGTGGAAACATAACAACTGACTCTATAAAAGCAGATAGTATACTCATTGACGGTAACATTGAGTTCAGTAGTGTGGCCTCTGGTGTGCAGTTTGGTAAGAACTCATTAGGAGATTCAAGTCCTGGTGCATTCTTTGGCAGATCAGGAGGAGTAGCGGGTTTTAGTATCTCGTCACCTACATCTTCAATATACGCTGACTCATCAGGACAACTTATACTAAATCGAGTGACTCTTTTTGCCAGTAGTCCTGGCCCTACATCAAGCTATGATGGTTCTGGTTACCACTATTACAACATACCTACAGCAATGTCTGTATTATCTGTAATTGTAGTAGGAGCAGGAGCAGGAGCAGGCAACACTGCTGTACCTTCACGAGGAACATCGCCACGTGACGGTGGGGCAGGCACTAGTTCATGGATAGAATTTTACACAGGGACTAATGGGTCAGGGAATCTTATAACGGTTGCGGGTGTTTCTCGGTATACTGCATCTGGTGCACCATATACTCCGTACTCAGTGGGATCCAACAACACTAACCAACCTGGCTACGCTGGTTATAATTCCTCTCAACCTAACTCAGGAGGAGTTGGTGGTGGAGTTAAACCCTATCCTATAAACGGTGGTCTCCCTGGTAGTCCTGGTACTAGAGGCGGTGGAGGAGGAGGAGGAGGTGTTCGAGGATATAACGGATCTCCCGAAGCCTACGTAAATAGGCATGCTAATGCGGGATCAACATTTAGTCAGTATATTAACAGACCATCAGATGCTAATAGTGTAAAAATATACCTAGGGGTCGGTGGTATTGGTGGCTACTCAACCGGTACGACTAAAGGTGGCGACGGAGGTGCTGGGTTTGCATCAATGACTGACCCATACAGTGGTGCAACTGAGGTGGATCTTATTGACTTAATGAATAGGGTAGCGGCACTAGAGTAGAGTATCCTCGGTAGGGGTAGAGATAACATACGTGTTAGTGTATCTCAGGGTTGTAATTATCTAACTAATAGGAAATATATATCATGGCTTGGTATAGTGTAGGTACAGTAACAGTAACCAGTGGTTCAGCGTCTGTAGTGGGTACAGGAACTAGTTTTATATCTCTGGTCAAACCAGGACATATCTTCTATGGGCCAGACAAGGCTCTATATGAGGTTCTAAGCGTAGTTTCTGATACACAGTTAACTCTTAGCCTTCCTTATGGGGATGTTACAGCAGCTGGTGCTGTATACGCAGTTATACCTACTCAAGGTATGGTTCCATCATTGGTGACCCAAGTACAATCACTTATTGGTGATTACTCTACTGTGCGTGATACGGTTGGTACTGGTAAGTTCCCTGCAGGTGCGGCTAATACCCCCGGCATTGCATTTATAGATGACCAAGATAGTGGTGCATTCTTAGTAGCACCTGGATCATGGGCATTGGTATGTGGAGGTCTTACAGGTGTATCACTAACACCATCAGTCACCTCGTTAAACTATAGCGGTGTTGCTAAAGTCTCTACTAGCGCATCTGGTGCCACTGTAGCAGGTACACTTGTTGCTACAGAGGTACAAGTAGGTGCTAATACTATGTCTAGTCTTGCTGCCCGCATCACTGTGTTGGAACCGTAATGAATTGCATTAAGCAGGTAGTTATGTATAATTTGAATCTATTCAATATCTATAAGGTACACTAATGAAGGTCTCTCGATTATTAGACTACCTACGCTTTGGCGAACTCTCTGATTTATCCATCAGTGATACCACTGAGCAGGTAAACCTAAGTAAGTTATACTCATTTATCAATCGAGGTCTTAAGAAGGTTAACTCCGAACTTGGTCTCTTAGAAGAGGAAGCGTCATTCTTAGTTGCTGAGGGTGTGTATTCATATCCAATATCTGATCCACTAATCTTACGTGTAAGTTCTGTGTATGATCAAGACGGTAAGGAGCTTCCTCTTAACATTGAAGGTGATGACCGTAGTGTATTTACTTCAAACTTCAACACAGTAGAGTTCATCGGACATAGGGATAACGCTAATAACCTCATCACTACCCTGTCTGTGATCTACCTGAAAGACTTTGATGAAATTACAGATAAAGATCAGGACATCAATATAAGTGAAGGATTGATTGAAGTACTTACCAACTATGTAGCTTATTTAGCTCATGGATCAGTTAATATGGCTGAAGGTAGTTCAGCTGCTAAGTACCAATCACAGTACGAGATTGAGCTAGGTAAAGCACGTAAGTTTGGCTACAAAGCACAGATGTTTAATAGTGTTGATAAACTACGTGAGAGAGGATTTGCATAATGGCTAAGATTTCTACAGGTGCTGTAACAACTGCTGTAAAGCACAACTACAGCCATACCATCAAGTTGGTTCGTAATGATACCTCTCCTGAGATAAATATGACCCTAACGGATAGTACCGACAGTTCTATTATAGATTTAACCAACGTAGCTACCATACTACTTAAAGTGCGTCCTCTGAGCGGAACTACGATTAAAGTTAGTATTCCTACATACCGAATAGAGCCGTACTCTAGTGGTAAGGTATTCATGCAGTGGCCTGTAGACGCATTAGACACTGCTGGAGTATTCACTGGAGAATTAGAGCTGACCTACACAGATGGTAAAGTACAGACAGTGTTTGATGAGTTAAAATTTGAGGTGCGTGAGGACTACTAATGGCTATTAAGATAGGTTCGTTTGAAAGAATCAATCTTGAGGTAGCCACTCTTGTATACCAAAAGCTTGAAGTATCTAATCTTACCTACATTAATTTAGAGGTAGATACACTCACATATATGGATCCAGAGTTTACTGGTGTATATTTAGAGCCTGACTCAAAGAACAGGATTATACATGATATTGCTTTAATATCTGATCAGTATTTCTCACATGTATCTTTGGCTAAGTCAGATAGTGTTCAAACTCCAGACACGTATGAGTGGGCCCTAAATAAGGCCGTAGGAGAAGTTATAGGTGTATTTGAGGCAAGTGTCCTCGATATACGCAAACCTCTCTTAGACAGCTCTATAGTGACTGACATATACCGTCTAGCACTGCAGAAAGTATTTGCAGATAATACCAACCTAAGTGACGTGTTTGATGTAACTACGATCAAGGTATTCCATGATGCAGTGGCAACCTCAGATGTATTTGATATAGTCACTGATTACATCAGACACTTCCAGGACTATGTAGCTATTGACGACTTTGCAGGTGTTGATAAGTTCTATAATGGAACCAAGCATAATATCGTAGGTACTGTTGACCATACCACTCTTGCACTAAGCATCCTCAAAGCAGACTCATTAACTACTTTAGATATGTTGAATTACATCAACACTGATAAGAAGTTTAGTGACACTCTACAATTTGCAGAGGCATTTAGGAAGGTATCCATTCATGTTCTGGTAGATGCTCCCTTAGTATCTGATGTAGTTACTTCTATATTGCAGAAGAGCTTACATGATACAACTGGTGAACTTGCAGACCAAGTGGCTATCTCAGGAACCCTACATAAAGCAGATGCTGTTGGTGTACTTACACTACTTAAAAAGAGTATTATCAGTAAAGTTATTGATACTGCTGTGACAGTAGATCAGATCGCAGTCTCTATGCATAAGTACTTCACTGACGGAGTAATAATAGACGATGCGTTTGGTTTTATGGATCAAGTCACACTACACAAAGGCAATATCACTCTTGTAAGTGATATGCTAGTTATTCAGTCCTCAAAAGGGGCAGCTGATGTTGCTATGGTAAGTGAGACATTTAATGTATCATATATCCCCGGCAACCTAATGTTATTTAATAACATTCCATTTAATGAAAGCACCTTCGGGTAAAGGAGAAGATCAATGCTTAACGATAAGCTATCTCTAACTGGTGCGCTGACTGTCTCCTTGAACGGCGAAGTTGTGCGTGACATTAGAAACTTAGTAGTAACCTCTGGTAAAGAGTTAGTTGCTGCTAATCTACAAGGTGGTACGGTTACACCTTTAACTCATATGGGTGTAGGTAGTGGTACACTTGCTGCAGCTGCTGCTGATGTAGGTTTAGGTACACAGATTGACCGTAATGCTTTGTCCACCTCTGGTGGCACTGTATCAGGTGCTGTTGTAACCTATGAATGTACTTGGTTACCAGGTGATGGTACTGGTGCATTAACTGAAGCAGGTCTGTTCTCTGCCGCAGTTGCTGGTACAATGCTAGCACGTACCGTATTCCCAGTAGTTAACAAGGGTGCCGATGACACCGTTACTATTGTATGGGATGTAACAATCTCTTAAGGGGAACATGATGACGATTAGGTACAGCAACAATGCTAGGTCTAACCTAGCTGCAGCTATAAACAGTACAGTTACTACAATGTCTGTTGTGGACGCTTCTACATTTCCCACACTTGGTGCAGGGGATGTGATGTACTTAACGTTGTCAGATAACCTTAATTCAGTTACTGAAATTGTTAAGTGTACTGCCACTTCAGGTGGTACATTCACTGTAGTACGAGGACACGAGAGCACTACTCCAATATCTTGGATCAATGGTTCCCATGTTCAGATACGTATTACAGCAGGTTTAATTACAGACTTGCTTATAGAAAGCAGTGAGTCTGAGAATGTATTATACGACCCTATTGGCGCATCAGTTGCCATGTCAATCGCCCTGGGAGGTTAACCAATGGCTAACACGTTTAAGAATGCTGGTGTTGCAATTGGTACCTCTCGTACCACTCTGTATACTTGCCCTGCAGCTACACAAGCAGTTATCCACGCATTGTACATCTCCAACGTAGACGGTGTTGATGATGCTGATGTAACTGTTGAGATTACAGTGAACGGTACCTACTTTCATGTAGCTAAGACTGTGCCTGTACCAGCAGATGCTACACTACTGCTAGACAAGCCAATGAACCTAGAAGCTGGTGATACTATTGGATTAACTGCATCAACTGCAGGTGACCTTGAAGTGTTCGCAAGTATCCTAGAAATCGCATAAGGGGGGATTTATGGCTTACATAGGTAACGTCAGTGGATTCGATGACGTAGATGCAGAACAAATTAAAGATGGTGCAGTGTCGGATGTTAAGATCTCTGATGTTGACCATAGTAAGGTAACTGGTTTAGGTGCTGAGATATCTACTGCAGTGAGCAACTTGGTTGACTCATCTCCAGAGTCCCTTAATACACTAAATGAACTTGCAGCAGCGTTGGGGGATGACGCCTCCTTTTCTACTACTGTAACTAACAGTATCGCTACTAAGTTACCCTTAGCTGGTGGCACCATGACAGGCGATACGCTACATGGTGATAACGTCAAAGCTACTTACGGTGCTGGCGGTGATCTTGAGATCTACCATGATGGTAGTCATAGTCGTATTGCCGACAGGGGCACTGGAGATTTACGGATATACGGCGATTCATTGCAGTTGAATAGCTGGACTTCTGGAGAGAATTATTTAACGGGTGAAACGGATGGGGCGGTAACGGCCTATCATAATGGAGCCGCCAAACTAGCCACAACATCCACAGGCATAGACGTAACTGG